TTAACGGCACCTTTGTGGTTTATGCCATGCCCAAGTATGAGTACATCGGCATAGACACAGAAGGTGATCTGTTATTCAACAGCAATGTCAGCATCCCTAATCAGGTGCTCTTTGCTTGTACTGGTGCTGATGTTGGCCGCATTGCATCGAGTGGCACTATTACTTACACGCAGGACTGCACATGGGTAAGCATTGCGCAAGTGGTGACATATTTGGGCGTAGATATTGTGAACCCAAGTGATGACTACACGCTTGCTACGCAGGCTCGAAACGCTGCTAACGATTTTGCTTATCGGCGTAGGCAGGAGTCTGGCTATTTTGATAGTCTGACCACAAGCCCGGGCCACGATTGCACGCTGGGTACGCTTATGTATGCAGCTGCATTGTGGCGCGCGCGAGGCTCAGTCCAAGACACTTTTGCCACGTTCGATGGTATGGGCTCAGCGCCCGTCAGTGCCATGACACCGATGATAAAACAGCTCTTGGGCATAGACCGCCCACAGGTGGCTTAATGCCTGCCACAGGGCTTCTGAACGAGGCTATGCAAGACCTCAAGGCCACACTTACAGCAGTAACAGGCTTACGAGTAGTTAGTGACCCCACAAAGATTGTGCCTAACTGTGTCTTTCTCGATGCACCCAGTTTTGAAACAATCGCTGGTGGTGGCAACATCGTGCGCGTGACTATCCCAGTGCGTGTTATCGGCAGTGGCACCGCAGCCCAAAATGTGCTTGAAAACATCCTTAGCATCGTGGCCACAGTCCTTGGTTCAAGCGTTGTCATCATGGCAGGCCAGCCGTCATCACTAGAAATTGGTGGCGCTACCTATCCTGCTTACGATTTACAAATGGCTATGCAGGCACAGAAGTCATGACATACGCCAACGGACTAGTATTATCTGCTAGAACTAATAACAAGTACGGCACCCGGCACCGTTTTACACAGGAGAATTAACGATGCCTACAAGTACATATCTCACTAACCCAACCGTAAACCTTGCGCCCACCACTGGTGGTGTAGCCGTTGATTTAACTGATCAGTGCCGCAGCGCCACTATCACACTTGGCGTGGACAGTCTTGAAAGCACAGCCTTTGGCGATACTGGCCATCGTTTCGTGCCAGGCCTGCAGACCGTATCGGTAGAGCTAGAAATGTATCTTTCCTATGGCACAGGCGAGGTCGAGGCGACATTGTTCGCCAATTTGGGCACAGGCACCACACAGCTAGTGATCTCACCATCAGGCACCACAGAGTCAGCATCTAACCCTGAGTACACAATCATCAATATGCAGCTGGTGGACTTCACACCAATTACTGGCTCTGTTGGTGAACTGTCAATGATTACCGCGTCATTCATTGGCGGCACATACGCACGAGACATCACAGCCCCATAAACAAAGGAACCCGACATGAAACTAACCCTTTTAGTGGATGCTGGCGAAGGCCCGTACCAAGTGCAAACCAGTCTGTACGTCATTGTGCAGTGGGAACGCAAATACAAGCGCAAGTCAAGCACCATAGGTGAGCAAGGCATAAGCATTGAGGACTTGGCTTTTATGGCGTATGAGTCATCTAAAGTTGCTGGCATCACAGTGCCCGTAGTACTTGACGATTTCATTAAGCGCCTAGTGACTTTGGAAGTGGTGGATAATGATCCGGCAAACCCTACCCAAGCGGAACCTACCGCCATTCCCTAGCCAGTCTCTTAGTAGCCACAGGCTGGTGGCCACCTGCTGTAGAGTTTGATATTGCTGATCTAAACACCACGATTAAGCTGTTAAACGAAAGCCGCAAAGCATGAGCCTAGAAACAAGCGCCGAAATTACAGGCTTGAAGCAGGCATTGTCAGAGCTAAGCAAGTTGGACAAGTCAGCACGTTTTAAGGCTGCAGCCAAGATTAAGGCCAGTAGTCCGGCAATGCTTGAGGAAGGCCGTAAGCAGTTTCCGTCAGAGATTGGTGTGAGCATGATTCGTGGTTGGGGCAACAAAGGCAGGCTGGGCTACAACAAAACTGCTGTGGACAAAGGTGTGCAAATCATGGTGGGTGGCCGTGCACGTGGTCAAGGCATCACACCGCTAGTCACGTTGGTGCAAAAGAACGCAGCTGGCGCAATGTTCAGCCAGGCAGGGTCTAAAAACAACAGCGATTTTTCGCGTTTGCTCACTAACACTTTTGGCAGGCCCCAGCGCGGCTTGTGGCGCTCACGTGCTTTTATTGCAGAGCAAGGCACCGCTGACATTATGAAAGCCGTTGATGAAGTTATCGCAGACGCTAATCGAGCACTAAAAGCAAGGACATCTGGCTAATGGCTATCTACCTACCAATCGTTACGCAATTTAATCCGAAGGGATTGAAGGAAGCCGAAAAGGGTTTTAAGGATTTAGAAGGCGCGCAAGCCAAGGCTAAGTACGCGCTAGGCAAAGCCAACAAATACGCAGCTGTAGCGCTTGGTGGTTTAGTTGCTGGTCTTGGTGATGCTGTCAAGGGTGCAATGGAAGATGAGCAAGCCCAAGCAATGCTGGCGCGTCAGCTACAAAAAACCACTGCAGCTACTGATGCACAGATTGCTGGTGTTGAGGCATACATAACTCAGCAGGGCAAACTTAAAGGCGTAACGGATGACGAGCTTCGCCCGGCAATGGCTGGGCTGGTACGCGCCACTATGGACATTGACGAAGCGCAAAAAGCCGCCAACTTGTCTATGGACATTGCAGCTGCTAAAGGCATGAGCCTTGAGACAGTGACTAAGGCTATGGAAAAGGCGTATGGCGGAAACATGACTGCCTTAGCGAAACTGTCGCCAGAGCTACGCCAGATGATTAAAGACGGCGCATCGATGGAAGAAGTCATGGCCGAGATGGCTGTCACTTTTGGTGGTGCCGCTACTGATTCCGCTAACACAGCGGCTGGCTCTATGAAGCGTTTAGGCGTTGCTCTTGGTGAAGCAAAAGAAGGTGTGGGCGCTGCACTGTTGCCGATACTTGAAAAGGCTTTGCCAGTCCTGCAATCGTTTGCTACTTGGGCACAGGAGAACCCGACACTGATCACAGCTGTTGCGGCTGCTTTTGGTGTTATGGCTGCCAGCATTGTTTTGGTTAATGCGGCTATGGCCCTTAACCCTGCAGTGCTGATCACGGCTGGCATTGTTGCTTTAGGCGTTGCTTTGGTCATGGCCTATAAGCGCTTTGATACTTTTCGCGCTGTAGTTAATGCTGTTGTCAATCAAGTGGCCAGCAATTTTGAGTTCATGGCCAACGCATTTATCACAATGATTAACGTAGTTATTAAGGGCATCAACCTTATTAAGCCTGGCAAAGACATTGGCTCGCTAGGTCAAATCAGCCTTGGTCGTTTAGGTGGCGAAGGTAGCGCAGCTGGTGGCGCTAACCCTGCAGGACTTGACTATAAAGCAATGGCTACTGGTGGCATTGTTACTAGCCCTACTTTGGCGCTTATTGGTGAGGCAGGCCCAGAGGCTGTAATCCCATTGTCTAAGGCTGGTGGCATGGGTATGAACATCACAGTGAACGCTGGACTGGTCAGCACACCCGACCAAGTTGGTCAGGACATTATTGCTGCCATCCAAAAGGCACAGCGTCGTAGCGGAACGGTATTTGCACCAGCATGAGTGTTCCTACAATGCAAGTGCTGGTGGGCTTTCAGAGCACCACTGGCTTTGGTACACCGTTTCAATTAAACGATGCTTTCTATGGTGTTTTAGACACTGCAGGCCGTGGCACTTTAGGCGGAGTTACCTTTGTTGATCTCACAAGTCTTGTAGAGAATGTCAGCATTACCCGTGGCCGTTCACGCCAGTTAGACCAGTTCAATGCTGGCACAGCTGTTATTGCTTTTGACAATGCCAGTCAAGTGCTAAACCCAAGCAACACGGCAAGCCCTTACTACCCTTTTGTCCTGCCCCGATGCCCGGTGCAGATACTTGCTAATGGCATACCAATTTACACAGGGCTAATTACTGACTGGAACCTTGACTACGACATCA